ATCTTGGCCCAGATCGCCACAACGTTAGCCAGCACGGCTGGAGTTAATGGGAGGGTGTATCGGTCAAGGGTTACGGCACTAGCTAGGGCTGAATCTCCCTCGCTCATTGTTGAGCCGACAACTGACACCTGTCAGCAAAACACAAGCTTGCCAAAGCTTGACTGGACAATGCGGGTCAGGGTGATTGTTACCGTTAGATCATCTAATCCATACACGGACGCTGATCCCGTAATTGAATCAATGCACTCTTTACTTATGACAGATTTGACCCTGGGTGGATTAGCCATTGATATTCAGCCTGTAATCACTAATTTTGACTTTTTTGATGCTGATCAGCCTGCAGGGGTGTTTTCTTGCGATTACGAAGTGCTTTATCGCACACAGGTAGCAGACCTTACTGTCTACTAAGGTTTAAGCAGTCGCAAGGATTACGATGAAAGACGAGTACAGCGGTCAAGGTGGGTCGTATTTTCTCGATCCAGAAACCGGAAAACGCACTCTGATTCAGCGAACACTTCCCGCCGACACCCCACAAGAAAATGGCACCACTTCTCTTACGGAAACGACTGATTCTGATCGAAACAGAGTCGAGCTACGGAGTCGATCCAACTCCAACAGGAACCGACGCGGTTTTGGTGAGAGATCTGAACATCACCCCACAGCAGAGTGATGTTGTTAATCGTGATCTGATTCGTCCTTATCTTGGAGCATCAGAGCAGCTTCTTGCCAACACTCGCGTTGAATGCACGTTCAGCGTTGAGCTAGCAGGATCTGGTACTGCTGGCACTGCTCCGCAGTACGGCAAGGCGCTTCAAGCTTGCGGCCTTAGTGAAACGGTGGCTGCTGGTACTAGCGTGACTTACGCACCAGTAAGTTCAAATTTCAGCTCAGTCACCATTCACTACAACATTGATGGCGTTCGTCACAAAGTGACTGGTGCTAGAGGAACATTCACCTTGAATGGATCTGTTGGAGAAATCCCTTCGATTGATTTTACTTTCACTGGGATCTATAACGCTCCTGACGATTCGGCACTGCCTAGCGTTACTTACGCAAACCAGGCAACACCGCTGATCTTTAAGAACGGCAACACAGACACATTCTCCTTACTGTCTTACTCTGGCTGCTTGCAGTCAATTAGTCTAGACATCGGCAATTCTGTTGTTTACCGAGAGTTGATTGGTTGCACGAAGGAAGTGCTGATCACTGATCGCAGTGCAAGCGGTAGCGTGAGCCTTGAGATGATCTCGATTGCCACGAAGGACTACTTCACTGCTGCTTTAACTGACAACACGCTTGGCGACTTGACGTTCCAGCATGGCACCACTGCTGGGAACATTGTTGATTTTTCGAGCAGTCAAATCGACATTGGGGACGTGAGTTACGGCGATCAAGACGGTATCGCGATGCTGAACATCCCATACACCGCGATTCCTTCAACAGCAGGGAATGATGAGTTCAGCTTGGTGTACACTTGATCTGTTGCAGCTCTGCCCTAGGACGCTAGGAACAGCATCTGTATTTGCACTCCCTGCAGAGGCCGCTCCCGCCAAAGCCTCCGACCCTCACCGGCACGGGGGCTTTGTGCTGTATAAGCATTCTTTTTGGCTCTACATTGCGGAGGGATTTTTATTGCTGTAAGCTAATTGCAGTTAAATCTGCTCAATGGCATTCGTTCGCAAAAAGGTCAAGACTTTTAAGTGGCCCGTGAAAGTTGAGGAGCCTGCAGATGGTGGAGTGTTTGAGACTTCGACCTTTGATGCAGTCTTTAAGCGGGTGCCAACCTCTGAGTTAAAGGAGAAGGGTGAGTTTGAGCTTTTAGCTCAAGTCGTTTGTGGATGGGAAGGTATTGAGGACGAAGACGGCAAGCCTGTAAAGTTTTCTCAGGAGAATCTAAAAGAGTTTTCTGAGGACACCTGCTTTGTGCGAGGAATAACCAATGCATACATCGAGTCAATCGCAGGGGCACAAGAGGGAAACTAAGAGGCGCTGTCAAGCACTGGCTTGATGGCGGGAAAAGAGTTGATGATAGGACGCACGATGACGCAGCTGCTTTTGGTGTAAAGGTAGTCAGTAAAAAAAAGCCTAAGAACGATACGTTTGAGGTTTGGGATGAGAATTGGGATACTGTGATGATGTTTTTGCGTATGCAGACCCAGTGGAACGTGACAATGGGTGGTTACGTTGGCTTGAAGTATGAGGTGTTGCTAGGTGCGTCAGGGCTGATGTCCCTTTATGATGTAGACAATCCCCGTGAGATGCTGGAGGGTCTTCGAGTAATGGAAGCCGCAGCACTCTTAGAGCTAAACAAGTCGGATAAGTAATGGCTGTCAATCCAACCGTATTGGAGATCAAGGCCAAGATTAGTGGTCTGAAAGGTCTTAATCAGCTCAAGTCTTCTTTGCGGAAGCTAGGAACTGAATCCGTAAATGCTGAAAACACGCTAAAAGGATATACGGCTGAAATCGTAAAATTCGCTCAGAAGACTGGGAACTCCATAAATTCACTGGAAGCGCAAAAGAAAGCATTTGAAGCTCTTAGACGTTCTGTTGATGTAACTGGTGATGAGTTCAAGCAGGCGGGTATAGAACTTGAGAAGCTGGACAAAAAACTTGCTAAGGCGGAAGGCCGCAAGCAAGGTGGTGGGCGATTAAGAGGTGCAGCGCAAATTGCTGGTACGGTTGCCGGTGCTGGGGTGTTCGGTGGACCTGAAGGTGCGATTGGAGCCGCAATTGGCGCAATTGGCGGACCTGCTGGCTCAATCGTTGGCGGTGCTATTGGGGCTCAGGTTGGACAATTAAGGCAAGCATTGGGCGCAACAGCCGAATATGCGGCAAACCTGAAAAAACTCAGGATTGCCCTCTTGGGTGTCACTACAAGCAATGAGGAGTATGCAAGGTCTTTGCAGGCTATTGAGCAAGGCACAAAAGACTACGCGATTCCTCAAGACATTCTCACCAGGCAATTTACTAAATTACAGGCTTCCGTCCAGGGTGCTGGCGGGAACCTAGACGACACTAAAACTGCATTTAATGGAATTGTTGCAGCCGTCCGGGCAACTGGCGGATCGCTGCAAGATGTTGACTCTGCGCTTACAGCAACTGCTCAGGTCTTTAGTAAAGGCAAGGTTTCCGCTGAGGAACTGCGTCAACAGATTGGTGAAAGACTGCCAGGTGCTTTCAGTATTTTTGCTGAAAGTATTGGCAAAACTCCTCAAGAATTAGACAAAGCACTTGAGGGTGGAAAAGTTAGCCTTCAGGACTTCCAAACCTTCGCCGAAGCATTGCTTGAACGTTATGGCGAAAATGCAAAAATAATTGCATCTGGACCTGAGTCTGCTGGCGATCGTTTAAAAATTTCACTCTCTAAGCTAAGCGAAAGCGTCGGCGCTTTGCTCGCTCCAATAGGAAGTGCTTTTCAAGAAACTTTCATAAATGTTGCGGACATTGTAACGAAAGCCACAAGAGCACTTAATAAGTTTTTTGGCGTTACAGATGATGCCAAAATCAATAAGAATACTGTTCTCATACAGGCCGCGAACAAAAGCCTAGTGAGCCTAAGGGCTCAAAGAGCAAGTATGCAAAAAGAGATGGACGAAAAGGGCGACTTTTTAGGTACAAGGTCTGGAAGAATCAGAGACTTTGATTTAGACATAAAATCAATAACAGACAGAAGACAAAGGCTTAGGGATGAAATTAATTCTCTAACGTCTGGCAGCGTTGATATTCAAAGGCCAGACGAAGGGACAGGTCTTTCCGGTATAGATCTCACGTTCAAGCCTCCGACCGGAGGCAAGAAAGGAAGAACCCCAGTTGACAGGCGACCAGCTGCACTGGAAAAGCTCCGTAAGCTCATGCTCAAAGTAAGCCGAGAGTTTACAGATATAGGCACTGAGGCTACGAAGGTAGGAGCAAATGCAAGAACAAGGATACTCTTAGAGCGAGAACAGGCTTATCAAAAAGTTTTACAGCAAGATCAGGACAGAATTGTTATCATAAGACAAGTTTCGGCAGTGACAGGGGAAGCCTACGAAGACGAAATAGCCAAATTAGACAAGCTAAAACAAGCAAGAATTTCCTTAATAAATCAACAGGTAGATGAGCAACTATTTGCGCAAAGATTGAGCCAATTTGGCATGGATCAAAAGTCTTTTGATCGAAACGGGCAGGCCATTACTGGTTTGGATCAACAAGCCTTCCCTGCTGATGTTGATAGTATCCTGAATCCAGGCAAAATAACCGTAGCAATTCAAGAGCTAAAGAAGGGTCTTGAAGAATTAACCAATCCAGCGAATCAGGTGATTGGTGCAGCAACAGCTATTGGCAGTGCATTCTCTCAGTCGTTTACCAATGCAATCACTGGTGCCACAAGTGCGAAGCAGGCATTGGCTGATTTCTTTAAGAGTGTTGGTAGCTATTTCTTGGATATGGCTGGTCAGATCATTGCAAAAATGGTGACGATAGCGATTTTAAATACTGCTGTTAAGTTGCTGCCTGGTGGTGGAGGATTCAATCTTGGGAGCACATCGCTAGGAGCAGGTGGTGGTGAAGTTGGCGGGATAGGAACTTTAGGGCCAAACTTCGGCATCGCTCAACGCGCCGCAGGCGGCCCAGTAAATGCAAACACTCCTTACATCGTTGGCGAGCGTGGGCCTGAGCTTATGGTCCCCTCAGGTAACGGAACCATTATTCCAAACGATGTCTTTTCGGCAAGTCGTGCTGCTATTTCTGGCGGCAGCCCATTGGGCCTTGCTGGCGGCCCTGGTGATCTTGGTCAAGACGGAATGGCCGAAAGTCGTAATTACATCAACAACAACTACTCAACTCAGCAAGCCATTGCTCAAAGTCAAGCGGCTGTATCGTCAAGCTCTATGTCAATGGAGCGAGTGATCGAACGTAAGGCAGCAGAACGCCAAGCGACTGAAATGTCAGAACCGATCAGGGTTAAGCTAGATACCACAGTGATCAACAACGTGGAATATCTAACGGTTGAGCAAGGGCTTGCGCTTTCCGAATCCGCTTCTCGCAAGGCTCGTAGCCAGGTCTTTTCTGATCTAAGGCAGCGGCCTGCATCAAGGTCCAAGGTGGGGCTTGGCTGATGCTTGCGATTGGCACTTATCTGAAGCTTGTTGACTTCCAGGGCTCAGACACCGGCTATGCCTTCCAAAACTTTTTCCAAGGCGAGTCGCGTACTTATTTAGGTACAAGTTATGTTTTTGCAGGGTTTGGCTTTAGCGGTGGAACGCTTGACCTGCAAGCTGCCAACATTTCGGCGGCAGTTGTGTTTGCTGTCAATCAATTGGATCTAAACATTTTCCAAACAGCATCAGATCAACGCTGGCTTGCAGAGATACGAACGGTATGGCTTGACCCAGATACGCTGGTTGAGACAAACCGCTACAGCGAAGAGCTGTACGCCGTGCTTGGATTTGAGCATGATACGAGTAGGCTACAGGTAAGACTAGGCAACCCTTTGGACGCGATTGAAGCAAACATCCCAAGGCGCGTCCTCACTCAAGTCAGTGTGGGCGAGCTTCCCTCCACTGGAAACATTTCATTGAGATAATGCTGAGCCCTAACAAAAATCGAATTATGCTCCTCCCGCAAGATCGGGAAATTATGGGCATCACCGGGATGTCTCAAGAGCAATATGTGTTTTTCTGCAGACAGGCGATTCTGCATAGCAAGCTAAAGCCTGGCGAGCCTGTTGCCTTAGAGCCATTCACTATCGTTCTGATCAACCTTGCGATTGGTCTTGTGCTATCCGCTGCTTCGGCACTGCTAGCGCCTAAACCCCAAGTAAGAAAAGCTCCCGACGTTAGAACAAGGAATGTAGACGGGCAGACTATTGTTAGGGGGGATCAGTTTACAGCCAAAAGTGGTTTTGACACTGTTCAAAACGTTGTTGAGATCGGTAGCACTATACCTATTGTTTACGCCAATCGCCAGTTAATTGATGGCAAGTATTACGGTGGAATTAGAATCAATACAAACTTACTTTGGAGCCAGATTTATAGTATAGGTGGGGGGCAACTGCTGAGAGCTATTTTTTTAGTGGGCGAATCTAGCAGCATCGATGACAGTCTTGCTGGAATGATTCTTGACGACGAGCAGTTTGCTATTGGTAACAATCTTTTGAACGGTTACGATTTAAGCCTTTCAAGAACAGGAAGGTTGACTGTCTATTACAACAACACTGGCGGGAGGATTACTTCAGGTGACTATATTGCTGGAGCTTCTCCTTTTTTTGATATAGCAAATTCAGAAAATGAAGGCGCAGATGATGTATTCCAAATAAAAAATGTAAACGGGGGGTATCAGCCTTCTTTTTGTTTTACATCAAAGCCTTCTACTCAAACCTCAATAGGAGTGTATGGATTTATTGGGAACAATTTAGGCTACAGGGTAAATCCTGTGTTTAGACCTGGCAGGCAGTTTGTTGTAAGAGAAGACAATGAAGTCAATTGCAAGTCTGATTGGCAGGAACTTGCAAATCGTGATAAGCAAAACACGATCTTCCCCGGCAAGTCTTGTCTTTACGCAAGAAATGGATCAGAAACCTCTGGCAACAGCGTTCAAGTCGCTGTAGGAGATCAGCTGAGCTATAGGCTTTTAAGTACATGTGCCTTAAGCGATTATCCAAACGGTTTCAGCCGGGGTGGAAACTTAGGGCAAGCGACTGTTGGAGACGTTGCCGGGGCGGTAGCAGGTCGCCAAAAACAATACGACGAATTGATAAGTATTGGTCAACTCTATAAGATAGGCAGCGCATTAGCTATTTGCTCTAATCGGGATACGCAGCCATTCTTATCCGACGCCGATCAAACTCCAACTGGTGGAGGCCGGGATATGACCGCAACATTTACAGTGGTTCGCTCAGGCGCAGTTGATTTTGTCTCTTTAAGCGATGCAAACAGTTTTTCCTCTCGAATAGCAAGCAGTACTGCTCATATAATGCGCTGTTCCATAGCAAATGTCGTGACCGAGCGCGGTTCCAGAATGATAGAAATTGGACTTAGGAGTCGCTTGCAGTTAAGCGTTTCAGGTATCTGCAATTTTAGAGACACTAAGCCTTACTCTCAAATAGACGCAGAGGCTTGTGACAACTTCCTTGGCGAAAATGCCGATGGCGCTAATCCTGTCAATTTTAATAGCGGCACCTACACCGGCCCGGAACTAAGATACAGTTTTTTCCGTATTTCCTACCGAGCAGCATCAAGCAACGCATTCTTTACAGAAATAGGAACTATTTTTGGAACTAGAAGCGCTACAGGCGTCGATGTCTACAACTACATAAAATTAGATTTTACTTTTGAAAATCGTTACGAAATAAGGATTGAGCCCTTGACTTCTTGGGAAATAAGAACCGGCGCAGCTAGTGGGGATCTGGCTGTTCTGGATTACGCGGTTCAAGATACTCAAATTATCAACGAAGGTGGAGTTCGGATCGAATTTTCTGGAGAAATTATTCCGCGAAGTGTTGGCAGTTTTGGAGTATCAGTTTTCTATCCAAAAGATGGCAACCAACTGACGGCTAGCAGAGAAGATAGCCCTTACTATGTTGATTCTTACGCGAAAATCGCTGAGGCTTTTATTTATAACGAGGTTACCAGTACTGCCACTCAGCCTGAGCATGAAATTGTTTATGTAAACAACGTTTCAACCAGCTCTATAGTCCCAAAGTATTTCGCTTCAGCAATTGTAGGACTAAACATCAAAAGCAGCGAGGAGGTGAAAAACCTTCAGCAATTTAGCGTTTACGTTAATCAAGGCGTTGCCTCTACAAGCATGTTCCCTAGCGTGCTGTACGATCTTTTTACGAACGATAGGTACGGGGTTGGTACAATAATGAGTTCTGCTCAGATCGACAAAGCAAGTTTTGATTCGGCGGCAGATTGGAACTATTCAAGAAAGTATTTTTTTGATGGCGCTATTACCGAAAAGCAAAATCTCAGAACTTGGGGAGCCCAAAGAGCTGCCGATTTCCTTCTAGACCTCGTTATAAGGAATGGTAAATTTGCTTTGCAACCTTCAGCCAGCTTTGAAGGGCCAGAAAAGATAACGCAACTTTTCACCTCAGGTAATATCATAGATGGCTCGTTTGAGTTAAATTATTTTGACGCTGCGGATCGCATCCCGCCAAGGGTGTCCGTCAAGTGGCGACAAGAGCGAACCGATCTTGGAGACTTTTCCAGGGGCCTATTCCCTGTCGTAAGAGAGGTCATAGTCAGAGAAGCCGGTGTCGAGAATTTTGCTCCTATAGAATCAATTGATATTAGCGATTTTGCCACAAGCGAAAGGCACGCAATCGATAGAGGCAAATGGGAGTGTAAGTTTCGTAGGCTTGTGACTCATTCGATCAAATTCAAGACTACCCCTAGCCAAGCAAGTCTTGATATTGGAGGAGTCTTCAAGCTAGGGCTTGAAACCACAACTTTCAATCAACCGCAGAATGGAGCAATTGCCGCTGACGGCACGATTACTTCTTGGCCACCTTTGGGTGACGGTAATTACTCTGTATTGCTTTGGGATGGTGCGTCAACAAGCATTACCGAAACAACAATGTCGGTTCAGGGCGGTGCAACGAATTTTTCTAATTCAGTGTTTTGCATAAACAGTGGAAGCACGAATGTGCAGACATACAAAACTCAATCTCTTTCATTCGATGAAGACGGTAACATTGAGGTTGAGGCTATTCACTTTCCAACCAACAGTAACGACGAAAGCCTGATCGTCGATGGCTTCGACAATGACAGTAACTGGATCTTGGAGGGTCTGATCAACTAATGACAGTTTTCTTTCCATCGCTTACACCGACTCGGCGTACTTACACGGTTGGTGACTACCCAACCAAGCGTTTTAACAGTATAAGCGGGGCTGGTACGACCAGGCTTTATGGCAGCAAAGCGTTTGATGCTGTCTTGGACTTGGAGTTTTCAACTAACGATGAAGAGCTAACAACAATTTTGGCTTGTTTTAACTCTGCATATGGCTCAGGCACTGCTTTAACCCTTCCGTCTTCAATCTTCGACGGGATGAATGCTGCCTTGCAGAGCCAAATCTCAAGTCATGTGACTTGGCGTTGGCAGGAAACTCCTGAAGTCCAATCAGTTTTCAGTAATCGATCAAGAGTCACGGTCAAATTAATTGGGACATTGGATGGTTGACTTCGGTGAGTAGAATGGATCAAAAGGCTTATAGGCATGGCTGTTCGCACTGGCAGTAATGGGCAATTGCGATGGAGGGGGACTGTAGTCGCTCGTGTGCGCTCTTGGTCAGCAAATATTGCAAAAGACTCGCTGGAGACTACGGATCTTGGGGTCTTTGACCGTTCATACGTTTCGGGCTTGAGGGGTGTAACGGGAACAGCAGACATTATGTACGACCCAGGCGAGGCAAGCGCAACAGCGCTTTTCAACGATGTTTTGAATAATTCCTCAGAACCCTTGAGCAACATTGAGCTTGTTTTGGATTCCGCTGGCGGCAGTCAGTTAAGCGGTTCTGCAGTTTTGACAAGTGTTTCCCCCAGCGTTTCTGTTGGTGCGGTCACCTCTTGCAGCGTTGGCTTCCAGGTTTCTGGACCTTTGACTGGAGGATTCTAATGCCATGGCGGTACTTGGAATTGATGGAATTGTTCGACTAAGAAGAGAAGCGCCGCTGCCTATTGTCGTAAGCTCTTCAGTACTCAGGGCCGATATTGACGCTATTGTTTTAAGTAATCAAGATTTCTGGTCAGGGGATGAGGTGTATCTCTTCTCCCAGGAAGGGCTTCCTTTATCAGGCCAGTGCTCAAACGGCTCTGCAATGTACGCAGGAGGATTTCTTGAAACAGGCCCTAATCGTTCTCACATAGCAGACAACGATGATTTCTTCTACAAAAGAGGTGTAGGAGAAGATTCAGATAACTTTTACTGTGGCGTTGGAGCCAAAAGTGCGGAATATTTTGTTTATAAAGATTCTCTAAACAGGCTAAGCTTTTACACAGATTATTGCTCTGCTGTTAACGGCGGGTCTATCAACAAAGTTAACTTGGCTCAGTACGATTTCAACGTTTTGTTAATTGCTGCGGCAGGCACTCAGGAGTACAACAATGCTCTAACTGAATGCGTTTCAGGCGTCGGAGACTACAGATTCAGCGACGTTAGAGACGAGGCGACGCTTGAAAGCATTTGCGACTTTGCGCCCTCTTACCAGAGCCCTGCCGCAGGCACTGCTGAGTATGATGACGCAGACCTTACGCCAAGGAGTGCGGTAAACGGTTTCCCTTGGGTGTTGCAATGCGAGTTAGCTGAGTGGTCTTTAGAACTAGACGGTGCGGCTGTTGATACCACTCAGGTTGGCGAGAAATTTGGCGAAAATATAAAAAGTATCATTACCGGTGGTGGAAAATTTGATTTCCAAATTGGAGAGGCAGGGCACTCGTCCGCTAGCGGAGACAGGCCCGTCGACCCAAGCTACTTGCTTCAGCTTCTGCAATTAACGGAGCGAGGCGCGAAAGCTGAAGCGGAATTTTGGTTAATGCAGCGGAAAGTCAGCGATACGTGCAGTATTTTGGCTAGAGGTGGGCTTTATTACGCTACAAATATTTTGATAACGAACATTGCGGTGAACGTCAGGGCTACGGATGTGATCGTTGGTTCAGCCAACTTCGCGACATCTGGCGAGATTGCATTAAAAGTGGGAGTATAATGACTAAAGTGGGACAAAGAGCATTCGGTTAAATGGCAATCGTTACACCGGGTCAGCCTGGAGCTATTGACAATATTGACATTAGTCAAAACACGTTCCGTACTCAGGCCGGAGAAGTCACCAGCGCGGTGTTGCGTCTTGCTGGCGGGGAAGTGGACTCAACGTCTACGACAACGCTTTACGTTAACCAGGAGATTGGTTCTGACAAATTTGTCGCCGGTATCGCAGACAATACGGTAACTCCTCCTCTAAGCAATCAACAACTTACTTGCGGCTACTCGGAGTCAGCACCATTCAAAACCCTCAATAGAGGGCTAATCGAGGCAGCTCGCTTGTCCGTTCAAAGCGGAGTTGGGAATGATTTGTATGACCGTGTTCTAATCAAAGTCGCTGCCAGCGAATACGTTGTTGACAACACTCCGAGCACGGCTCTAACTGTGAGCCAGTGGCCTAATGATTACGAGCCTACCGAAGAAGACCTAAGAGCTTTTAACTCTGACGACATGGGGATTATTCTCCCAAGAGGAGTTTCAATCATTGGGGCTGACCTTCGTAAAAGTGTCATACGTCCCAGGTCCGTACCAAGCGCAGGCGGCAATCCAGTAACCGACAGAGGTAGTTTATTCAAGACCACTGGAGGTTCGTTCTTTTTTAATTTTACTTTTAAAGATTCTCTTACCTATCAATCTTCTCATCACCTGCTTCAAGCCTTTTCTTTCTGTTCCCAGTCTGATTTAACCGCTTATTACCAGAAAATTGCAACCGCTTTTAATCTTTCATCTTCTGACGTTGAAGTTATAAATCCAGGCGAAACACAAATCACCACCGAATACCCTGACAATCAGGTTTCAGCTGCGACAGATTCTGTTAAAGGCAGTTCTGGATATGTTTTTAATTGCAGCTTGCGCTCCGACTACGGCATGTGCGGCATGTATCTTGACGGAAGTGATGGTGTTTCAGGACTACGCTCAATGGTCGTAGCCCAGTTCACAATTGTTGCGCTTCAGCGTGACATGAATGCTTGGCAGATTTACACAGGAGGCTCTTGGCAGACTTGCAGTGGATACAACGAGTACATAAACGCAGATAGTAATAATGTAAGGTCGCGAATCTCTGGGAACTTTTCTTCTTCCACTGGATGCTATGAAGTGGATTATAGAAGTTTCGGCTTCAAGGTCACAAATAGCGCATTAACGCAAGAGGTCAGCTGTTTTGTTATCGGCTCAAACGTGCATCACTGGACGGCCTCAGGCGGAGAATGCACTATTACCAATAGTAATAGTAATTTTGGCAACACGGCTTTACTTAGCAGTGGTTTTAGAGGTATTGGCACAACAGGTGGCGCGTTTGTCCAAGACAAAGGATTTCAAGCACTTCGTATCCGTAGACCTCTAAAAGTAAAAACAGACGGAAGCAACATCCGCAGAATCGGAATTGGTAACGTATCTAGCTTGGGATACGACAGTGCAACAGGCGCTATTAATTTACAAGTTGCTTTTGACCCAGAGACAGCTTTTGCTAACAACGGGTATAGCTTGAAAGAAGGAGACTATATTTGGATTGAAAATAGCAGTCGTTCCGAGGGGCCTGGGGCTTCAACAAGCCAAGCAATTGATGTACGAGCTAAGCTGGCCTCTGTGCCTTTTGATTCGGCAAATCCTACTCAGATAATTGTTGTTGACGGAGGTATTGACGACCCTAGCGTAAACAACATCTCAACCATTTCAAACCAAACCTTAGAAGGCAACCGTGTCTACATCAGAAGGCTTTCTGACACTAGGAAACCCGAAGAACGTGAATATTCATTGGTTGTTTCTGGTAGTGCAACAACTCGCAGGCCCGTAGGAAATTACATTTTACGCTTAGGGAACCGTAGCACCCTCAACCAACAATTAGACCCCACAAATAATCCAAATGAAGTCTTTATTGTTTCAACTTCAAAAGACTCAGACAACTCTTTTGGCAGCGATGTTTATAAAATTGTTATTCGTCCTGGGGACAGCGCGTCTCCTTTCAATCCTTCTACTTTTTACAGAGTAGGGACTCCTGTGTCAAGAAACAATAGAGTATTTCGGAGCAAGAGGAACAAAAGATTTAGCACGTTCTCCGCTGAAAATTTTGAAGCAAGCTTGCCAATGCTCCCTGACGAAAGAGGTGTTGAACTTTTAAGAACATCTTCAGGGCCGTTGTTGATTTTAGATAACGACTTGTCAAACAGTCCTACGAGTACTGACCTTGGAATAAATCAATCAACAAACAGCTTGATTCTTGATCAAATAAGAAGTAGTACTGATTTTCAAGGCGTAAGTTCTTTGATGAGAGCAATTGGGTACACGGCTCAAGATGTTGGACTGCAAGAGAACGGAACACTTTCGGGGACTGTTCTTGAGCAACAAGACACAGAAGTATTAAGAGACTGGAATCCTGCTGATCCTCTCAGCCCTGTACCTTCTGGAAAAATCGACTCTAGGACAAACTGGCCACTAGAGTTTAACCGGCCAAGTCTTATTAGAGCGTTTGCTCACGCCTATGAGTTTGTTGGATACGGCAATTACACAAAAGCGTTACCAAAGTATCAAGCAACACCGTTGTCTCAGCAAAATAAAATTGATTATTTTGCGGTAAACCTGCTAGGTGGTCGCTGCTACAACACTGGATTCAACGAAGATGGCCTTCTAGTTCAAGGCAACGTAATTACGGACCTTGGTACTAACCAAACTGTAAACAGTGAAATTGCTGGTTTGGGGGCTCTCGCCGGAGACCCTGATTTTCCGGCAACTCCTACTGATTTTGAAACTTTAAGCGTTACACAACTTTTACAGTCTTCTCAGCGTACAGAGTTGACTAACGAAGTACTGATTAACGGAACAATTGAAGGTTCCGTCACATTTGCAGACGGCGTACTGCCTGAAGCGACAGAAACGAAAAGAGGTATTGTCAAACTTGCAACTGACTCAGATGCTGCAGGAATTAGCAACCCGTCAAATGCAAACGATGTTGACGCATTAACAGCAAAAAATCTTGGCTCTGTACGTGGGGTGGCAGATGGTCTCTGCGATCTGGACTCGACCGCCAAAATCCCAGTGGCGAGGATACCCGACCTAGATGATGTTGGCCTGATTCAAAATGCTTCTACTGCGGCCAAAGGTATTGTTGAGCTTGCTACTGGTGCTGAAACGCTTGCGCTAAGTGATGCAACCAGAACTGTAACTCCATCGTCACTAAGCAGCGCAAGAGGTGTCGCAAACGGTTTTGCAAGCCTGGATGCAACAGGTCTTGTGCCAACGGCGCAAATCCCGCCAGTTAATCTAGATGACGTAATTAAGCTAACGCCTGTAGTTTGGGTAAACGGTTCCACTAATAACTTTGCAAATTCAACAAACTTTACTTTTGTGCAAAACGTAAACAGTGCTGCGATTGCTTTAGGAACACCGCTGAATGCTGTGCCTGGGACTTCTGGATTTATTTTAGTTACCAGAGCGGCTGGAGTAAATAGGCCATTCACTTCAATTAATGGGAGCAACTGGTCTGGAGTAGTTAATACATTTGTAAGCCCAATAACCAATTCAGAAGGATTGTCGGGGAACGTGTTGATTGGATATTATGTTGCGACTTCAACCAACATAGTTTTCACCGCCTCTATGGTTGCTTAATTATGGTCACTGCAGTACCCGCTTTTTTTGGCAGCAAGGCTCAAACCCTCAAACCTTCTGCTGTAGATTTGACTATTCTTTTTGACCAATCAGGTTCTAACGCTCCGTTTATCAATGCTTTTAGAGATAAGGAAAACATTATCGCAATTGAAAACTTTCTGGTGACAGAGGGTGTTGGTGCTGGAACTGTTTTGAATAGATATAGGATTGGCGGCTTCTTATACGCTCTTACCGCAGACTCTAACCCTCAGAAAATGTTTATCAATAGCAGCGAAATTCAGGGCGCAGCATGGGGCCAAGAGTTAACTGATTTTCAATACGGGGCAAACGCAGAAGACGAAACAGGAGCTATTTTCGCTGCTTCAAATCCATTACTCGCTTTAAGTGGACCGCAAAACAATCTTAGACCTATAGGCGACAATATTGGTCGAATTACGATTTCACAATCAACAGAAGAGAGTGAAGGACTGTTCAATGGTAGTCAGCTAGATGCGTTGATGAGGACTAATGAAAAACAAAGATTGGTCTTTATTGACGGTGGCACAGATGATGAAGAGCCAAGTTGCAGCTTTTTGCCGACATTAATTGCTAGAGGCATTGTTCCTGGCTTCTCTAGGGTCTACGGGTTTGTTTTTACAGGAAAAACTGAGGCAACGGTTATTTTCTCACCTCAAACCATAAATAGTACGACGCAGTTAAGTGACTTGACTATCGTAAAAAATATTAGCCAGACAACTCTTTCATGTGAGGGGTTTGTTGCAGGCAGAAGCCTTGGCTCTAACACTGACAGAAGTACAACTACGAAAGTTGGACATTACGCAAATCTTACAGGTGGCGCAGTGCTTGCTTTGAGTGCTTGTACTCCGAACTTTCCGTTGACGTTTGCGGTGCTAGGCAAGATCCTAGGAGAGCTATTGTTCGATGCGTCCCTGTAACAGCTAGAATCAGCACAATGGTCAATACCAGAATCTTCGCTCTATAGCAAATGGCGCTCGATATTGTTCACAAGAAGAGTGGTGTATCCCAAAGGCTTCCGGTCGCTAGCGATCTAGGACTAGGCGAAATTGCTGTTAATTACAACGCTGACGGCCCATTTCTGACATGCAAAGATACTGCCGGGAATGTCCGAAAAATTAACAATATTTGGGTTAGCGCCACTGCGCCAATCGGGGCGAGTCCTGGAGACCCTTGGCTTGACACAAGCGTAACTCCGGCAAGGCTTTTTATATATCAAGATTCTTCGACGCAATTCACTCCTGCAATAACAGTAAACACAGCAACTTCTAGCGCAAGTGGCACTGTTCAGCTTGCTAGCGCAACTGACATTACTAATGGATCACCTGGGCGTGTAGTAGATGCTTCTCAACTGCAGGCTGAAATCAGCAGCCTTCTTATTGGCGTTAACGCAACATCTCCTTTGGCGGTTGGCGGAAACTCAACCCAGCCAAACATTTCAATTACTCCTGGCACGGCAGGCCAAATACTTAGAACCAACGCACAAGGCAATGCGGTTGAATTTACAAGCGATTTAAGCGTTCCTGGAGACTTAGAAGTCATAGGCGATGTTTCTGTAGGCCCTGGAGCGCCTTCTTCTCCTAGCCTAACTATTCATTCAAACGGCGAGATTACTGCTGGAGCATACAACAATATTGACATAAGTCGTGGCGGCAATTCTGTTGTAACCAACACAAGTGTAGGATCACAAAACTTAGGCAGCAATACTACTGGGACTGGAAATTCTTCCTTCGGAAGGAAATCTCTTGAAAGCAATACCGAAGGGAGCGGTAACACGTCTGTTGGGCTTAAATCCCTGCAAGCGAACACAACAGGGCTTAATAATACTTCGGTCGGGGAATCGGCTCTTGCTGATTGCACAACAGGGTCTAGGAACGTAGCGGTCGGCAATAAAGCAGCAGGTGATCTTATCGGAGGAGAGAGTAATACTGCATTGGGAGTTGGAGCTTTAAGGCTTTCGACAACAGGAGAATACAATGTCGCGTTAGGGCAAAATTCTGCATACTACTTCAGCGGAAACAATAATACAGTCATTGGGGCCTATGAAGGCAATTCAAGCGAAACAGCGATAAGTGATACCGTAGTTATTTCAGCAGGCCGAGCAGAGAAACTTAGAATTAATTCAAATGGATCTCTAATTTTTGGTGGTTCGTTACCTGCTAACCCCAATATTCGGCTTGATGACAACGGAGATGGAACCTTCGCTGGTTCGGTCACGATTTCAGGTGATTTGACTGTCAGTGGAACTACAACAACACTGGATACCCAGGATCTTCGGGTTGAAGATAAGAACATTGAGCTTGGCGTAGTGGCAAGCCCCACAAACACAACCGCAGACCTTGGAGGAATAACACTTAAAGGAGCCACAGACAAAACCTTTAGGTGGTTACAGAGTAGAGAAAATTGGAGATCATCTGAACATTTAGACCTTGCACTTAATAAGGAATATCGAATCGCCGAGGCAAAGGTTCTAGACGCTACAAGCTTGGGTACAGGCATTGTCGGATCAAGCCTGACAAGTGTCGGCACAATCGCTATAGGTTCTTGGCAAGGAACTGAGGTCGGAGTTGCGTATGGAGGAACCGGACAGACGACTTATACAGATGGCGAGCTTCTTGTAGGCACCAGCAGTGGGTCATTAGCAAAAGCCACTATCACTGGTGGCACAGGGCTTACAACTGTTAACGCTAGTGGATCCATTACGCTCAACTTAGACGACACCGCTGTAACGCCAGGAAGCTACACAAATGCAGCAATCACGGTAGACCAGCAAGGAAGGATTACGGCTGCTAGCAGTGGAAGTGCAGGATCGTATCTAACTGCTTCAGATATTGGCGTAACTGTCGAAGCGTTTGACGCTGCAACAGTCAAGGAAGACGAAAATCAAACATTTACTAAAGCTCAGCGTGGAAGCATCACAGCATTAGCCGATGCAGCCAACATAGCGGTCAATTTAAATGAAAATAATTTTTACAGCGTAACGCTCGGCGGAAATAGGACACTTGACAACCCGACAAACTTAGCCGCTGGGCAATCCGGTTGTATTTTCATTAGTCAGGATGGAGTGGGAGGCAGGACACTTGCATTCGGGAGCAATTACGATTTTGCTGGAGGTATTACTCCAGTCCTGTCGACTGCTTCTGGTGCTGTTGATGTTTTGAGTTACGTTGTCCGTCTGGCCGGAGCAAGCCCTTCAATTATTTGCACACTTGCAACCAATTTTTCTTGAGTTAGAACAATGATTCCAGGCGGCATCTCCCCATTACTTATCACATCGAGCACAAGCCAATGGCTAGTAGTTGACACTTGGGATGTCAATGCCCAAGGAAACTCGATGTCTTTCCCAAACTCACAGTCTGGGGACATGTTCCTCTTTGTGGCATCTTCAGATAACTCACAGCCAAATATTCAAAGCGGAAACGGCGTGAGTGTTATAGAAAGAGATCGAGTTAACAGTGTAGGCTACGGTATTTTTGCAGCACCTAATAGTGGGTCAGTAAACTCTATCCCTATGACAGCTGTGCTTCAAGATTTCGATCAAGCCATAGCTTTCACGGTTAGAGCGAATAATAATTTCACAAATACAAATGGAGTCACGTATAAAGGAGATAGTCTTAGAGCTACAGGATCGGGAAATACTCCAAGCCATGACAATCTTTCCTCAAACTATTCCGCAAATTCATTAGCACTTCAGCTCGTCTTTTGGAATCGTGACAATGTAAATAAAAATAGATGGTTTCCTCCTTCAGGGGCGACTTTGATAGAGTCTTCAACAAGCGGGAGTAACACAGGGTCGTTAGCAGTTTCCTTTCAACCGATTGGAGCAGCAGGCAGCTATTCGTGGGGTGCATGGGGGCAACTAAACGTGTCAGATGACTGGGTAACGGTACTGGTTGAGATCATTGAGCCATAAAACTATCGGTCAACATACTCTCGAAAACTGGAAGCGCGTTAAGCAAGCGTTAGAAGAGGCAGGGAAGACAGACTGCATGTTTTACAAGCGTGCAGTTGCAATCTTGTCTGATAGGCCAGACCCTTTAGACTTGAAATAACAAGGCTAGGATTCGTGATTGAAATTTACGCTGCGATCCTAGGCGCGTCCATTGGTATAGCTGGGATGAGTGTCTCTGGGTTTACTAGGCGAACCAGCGAAAGCCGTGAAGCGGTTATTCGCCTCACCGCTGGTGTCGAGTCTATTGCGACAAAACTTGAAGACTTGCATCAGGACATGAAGGCGGAAAAAGTTCAGGCCAATGCTGATCGCCGTGAAATTTACGAACGCCTGAATGATCACGGGAACCGTATAAGTGTCCTAGAAGCCGGAAAGGATTAGAATTTACCTGAACTGATGGATTACCGATGGGCATCGAAGAAATCTTGGCATCACCAATTACGTGGATCGTTATAGCAGCAGCTTCTGAAGTCATCGCGCTATCCCCCTTGCGTGAAAACAGCCTGGTGCAGCTTATCTTCCATGCACTCGCGTCGTTAAAAGAAAAAAAGCGCTGATCCCCGCTGACGGGCGGTGGTTGCTGAGATTCTCGACAAGATCACCGCTCGAAGGCGTAAGGCGAGAAATTAAACGCCGTAAGTTCGAGGCCACGTTAAAGCCTCGGGTTGATGCTGAGGTTGAGCGATGGCATGAATCACAGCCACCAGCAATGCCGCCACCCGAAATCGACGACCTACACATCAAATCACCCTGGAATGACGAATATTAAGCCGATAACGCTTGAGCAGCTTTTCCGTTACTACAAAGCGCTCCCACATCAGGCCGCAGCAATTCAAGAGTTAGAGGCGGATCTAAGCAAAAACGGCTATGAAGTCGCGATGCGTCGCGATCGGGGATGGTTCGCGGTCTGGAGCCAGTCTGGAAAGCAACCAGATCCACCACAGGCATTTGACAACACTTGGGACGGAGTTCTCGCTGCGGCCAGACATGCCGGGGCAAAGTTTCCCGATGTCGCAGCAGCTCAATGGGCACTTGAAAGTGGATGGGGCGAACACACGTCGGGGAAACACAATTACTTCGGATTGAAGGGATCCGGCACAGCCGCAACCACGCGGGAGTTTCTGGGCGGGCAATGGGTCACGATCACCGACAAGTTCATCGATTTTCCATCGCTGGCTGCCTGCATCGAGTATCTTGTGTCGCGCTGGTATAAGGACTATCGGCAGCATCATGGCGTGAACCGAGCCATGACACGCGATGAATGCGCGCAGCTGCTTGTGAGCGAGGGCTACGCCACCGACCCTGAATACGCCAGCAAGTTGGTCTCAATCATGGATAGAGCTGCAGTCAAGAGTAAGCCTGCAGAAGAGAAACCACGCGAGATTGCGAAAATACGGCCCGGCTCACCATTCAGCACCCGGCTGACCCCGCATATCACGCTGGGTGAATTTGCGCTCGGTCGAGAGGAACGGCGTTTTGAGCACCAGTATCAGGTTGATATGGCCGCTGAGCTGGCGGCATTCCTAGAGCGTGTCCGCGTCAAGTTTGGGAACAAGCCGATCGTTATCACGTCTGGCTACAGACCACCAGCAATCAATCGATCAGTCGGCGGAGCTAGCGGGTCAGAGCACTTGTATCCACCAGGCGCTGGCGCTGTGGATTTTTATGTGCAAGATACTGACATTTATGCCGTACAAGAATGGTGTGACCAAAATTGGCCATACAGTCTCGGTTATGGTGCAAACCGTGGATTTGTCCACCTCGGCATAAGAAAAGGCGGTCCAAGAGTACGCTGGGATTACTGATTCGCTTCGTTCATGACTGTGCTTTCTGATCTTGAGATTATTTCACTGTGCTCCAGTGGAGCGATCGAAGATTGGTCTGAAGATCTGATCAACCCGGCCTCGCTTGATGTAAGGCTGGGCAGTGGATTGATGATTGAAGTCGCAGGGCAGAAAGACCTGCTCCATGTTGACATCTCCAGCCGGACAGAAAAGAACCCTTATCGGTTGACCCCAGGCGAGTTCGTCTTGGCCGAGACTCACGAAACTTTTAAAAAAATACCTGATCACATTTGCGCTCAGTTTGCGCTGAAATCAAGCAGGGCTAGGGAGGGATACGAAAACCTTCTTGCCGGGTGGATAGATCCAGGCTTCTGCAACAGCAAACTTACCCTTGAATTAGTGAATGTAAGGCGTCATTACGACCTTCCGCTATACCCTGGCTTGAAAATAGGGCAGATCATCTTTATGAGGATGAGCGAGGTTCCTCTGAAAAGTTACTCGAAAACGGGTCGCTATAACGGCGACGTAGGGGTCCAGGGCAGTAAAGGTTAAGCTACCTTCTTGGCTACCATTAGGAAGCCTGATGACGGCAGTGAGTGACAGCTGAGTTCAGGCAGTGTCGAAGAAGCAGTCTGTGCCGGGAGTACCTCAGCACAGACCTAATGAAGCATGAAAAAAATGGATGGGTATGCGATCCTCACATGTGCCCCCGGAGGGTGCCGGAAAGTAATAATTCTTATCAAGTCGAAAAACGCTATCTGACAACAGCGAGAATCATGTTTCTAACCTCGGCCAAAGAGGACCAAGACCCTGAAGAGTTTAGTGAAATATTTGCATCAAGACTAGAAGAGCTGACTGAGGAGATAGTAAGTTTTGACCTAGAAGTTGTGCCGTTAAATGGCGGTTTTATTGGTCATGAGATCATAGGGTCCGAACTTGTACCTAAAAAAGCAAGCAAACACAGGTTCAGAAAGCAGATTTTAGACGAATGGGATAATCGCTGCGCCTACTGCGGCCAGCCCGGTGACACGCTGGATCACATTCTTGCTAGATCTAAAGGCGGCAGTATGAGCGTCACTAATAATCTCTTATGCTGCTGCAGGTTTTGCAACGGATCCAAGAGCGATAAACCTGTATGGGAATGGTTTAGGGCGCAGCTTTTTTGGAGTCAAGAACGTGAAGACCATATCAAATACTGGATGGAGCATGGAACTTTGGATCAGCCATAGAAGGCATCATGTGATACAAATAAGTCTTTGCACGACAGAAATCATCTGAATACCTGCAAATAGCTCCCCCCGGGCTGCAAGATCGGTAGTAGACGCCTTGCGTGCTGTCATTCAAAACCTCAATATAAAAACCATTGCCAAAATCTATAGCCCAGCTGGGTACATCAGTCGTTGATCCAAAAAGCTGAACATTGGCTCGCAAATCTTCCGCCACTTGATTTCCCCTCCGCAAAACCAAGGCTGCATTCTGATTGTACTAACTTCCAGTGCAGGCACTGCCAGCAATACGGTTTCGGATTAGCGACTGCACGTAAATCAGCATAAAGTTGCTCGCCCTGCAATATTGCGCTTTCGACATCTGTTGCATTTAAAGCTATCTTAAAAGTGTCGTATTCAGTGGCAATGGTTGCAAGCCATTCTCCGGTTTTGTCGGAAATATTTAATTTGCCAGAGTGAGAGCGATGACTTGTCATTTGAGACGATCAAGAAATGAGGCTTTTAACTCTTGCGCTGACGCACGTGCGTCTGACTCAGTTTGCTCTGGATTGCCCCAATAAACAACTTTTCCGTCAAAATACCAAGGGGTGAAGTATGAATCCACCCCATATGCGATTAGTTTTACGCCTGTGCCTGAAGCGTCCATAGTGAGTGCTAGAGTCCTTGTTCAACTTGATTCCGAGGAGTCATCTTGTCCCGATGCGCATGGGGAGCGCATCAACTAAGCCATGCAGGCGCGAGAGCCGGTGGCATCCCCTTTTAACTCAGTCGTGATTTAAGATCACGTCTTGCTCTAAGGACTGAAGCTCTGAAGCAGCGCATAGTCTCATTTGGTCGTGCTCGGATGATGAGTTGAAGCCATCCCAGCGAACGGCGAGATACTTGCGCTGATGGCCGTCTTTTCTGGTTTTGGTCCTAAGCTCTGTTACCGTGCCAATCCTCGACGAATATCGACGCTGATTCTCTGGCTTAACAGCAATGCCAAGATGAATGCGAGGTTTTTCCGCAACTCGATCGCCAACGGAGAACTTGAACGGTGTGCGGCGTGATTCTTTTGTCATGGTGCTAAGCGGGCCTTGCCCCAGCGATTTTTTGTGTACCAGTCGTGAACTGGTGGGATCCACTCTGCGAAATGCGGCATCATCAACTGGCACATCTGATGAATTTCTATCTGCGCATCCGCCTTGCCCCGCAGGTCGAGGAAGTGCATAAGGCTGCGCAGGTTGAACGTTACGACAAAATGCTGTCGGTAATCAAACGGCAGCACTCCTCTAACGTGCTCCTCTGATATGCCAGCATCAAGAGCTTCCTTGTAACGCCGGGCTGAATCCTCGCAGTGCTGCAGATCCTTGGCCCGTAGCCGCTCGTCGTATGTATATCGCTTGCCCTGGCGATTGGTGTAATCACCAACAGGTCGCAGGTAAAAAGCTTCCTCGACATCGACAACGCCCTCAGCTACAGCAGCGATTCGCTGGCCGGTATAGCGCATGGACTGAACGTCCCAGCTGGTGCCCACCCTGTGAGTCCGAGCTTGTTGGATTACCGAGTGAGGGAAATAGCCAACAGCAAATGTGATACTGGCGTGTTCCAGTGGGCCGTAATGTCCGCGACCTCCCAAAAGCAGGTGCTTTACGATTCGATCACCAGCGTCTGGCTCGCTCAGTGGTTCGTCATGGAAGACCCAGCCCTCGCTGTAGTCCTGATGCATCGCCTGCCAGCAAAGTGTTGCAGGATCCTTGGTCTGACTTAAAACGCCAACCTGGAAATAAGGGTCAATTTGCATCGTTCATCTCCTGTAATAATTTTTTCAGTTCTTCGTCTTCCATTGAATCTACAGCTGACAGGAAGCCAGCTGTTATAGCTTGCACAAGACGTTGAGGGCTAACAATGGCTAGCAGCGCAAACTGCAAGCGAGTGTAAACGCCAAATTTAATTTTCATTGGTCATGCATCTCCAGTACATGCTGAATCCCGCGAATGTAACCGTCCCAGTAACGGGAATCGCCTTGGCGGCGTTGAAGACTTTTTTCATAGTTGTTGTAGCCGTCAATCAAAAGGCGTTTGACTGACTCGATACTGACTTCAAGTTGCTTTTCATTCATTGGATTCTGATCGAGCGATTGTTGAGGCTTCGTTTTGGATCTTTTTCAGTGCCGTAGGGCCAAGTTCTTCCAGAAGAATGCGTAGAAAGTGATCCTGATACCGCTGGTCGTAACCTTTGGGCAAAGGCTTTTTAATACTCTCAATCTTAGTCGCAAACTGCATTGAGATTCTTAGTTTTTTCTTTGCCCGGTACTCCCATTCACTATCCGGGGTGTGCCCGTATTTCTTCTCAAAAGTTGACACTTCGTCGAGTTGAGTACGGATGTCATCGATGCAACCAATAAGCTCTTCGTAGAACTTATTTAATTCGCTTGTTTCCAGGAAAGGAAGTTCAGTAGTTAAGACTGGTCTTGCGAGTGAGTTGCTGTTGTAAATTGCCATTTTAAGATAAGGGGCAGAAATACTGCCCCCGGTAGAGGTTTAGAAAAAGTCGTCTACAACGTTCCCGTCAGTGGCCTTGGCCACAGACTGGGCGGCGTCGTTGACAGCGCCTTCAGCGTTTTTCTCGTACTTGTAGTGAGGCTTGAAGCTCAGGCTGAGGTAAGTTTTACCGCTTGCTGATTGCTTCTTCCAACCGCTGATGGCGAGAGGAATTTCATTGCGCTCACCAAGAGGCTTGCCTTGCATGATGTACTCAGCTAGCTGGTAAGCCTGAGAGGCAGAAATGTTCACGACGCCTTCATACTGGGGGTAAGACTTTTGGGAGTCAAAGCGATCTCCCATCCTTTTTTTAACTTCCTCAATCGGTTGATTGAACAAGGCACCGTTTACTGAAAATGAATCGGTCATGATTTTGCTTTACAGATGATGTAGCAGCCTTTTTGGGCCGAATGGGACTGAACTGAATACCTGTAGTTGTCAGACTCCTTGGTCATGCGACCAGCAATCTGAGCAATGGTGCTTGCTTTGTAGCCTTCGTCAAGCTCCTTGCAGTAATAAAGAACGAAAAGACTGGTCTCAGGCGTTAAAGCAGCAATTTGCTCCCGCAATGGAGTGGTTTTACTGTGTCGGCTTGTGCGTGCTGGAATATCAGCAGCACTGAGAACTTTAATAGAAGACATGAAGGTCTTGGCTTGCGAAAAACACTTTAACTCAAGCTTGCGATTTTAGCAATAAGCTGACTGCATTCTTCCTCTGAAAGGTCGTTGGAAGCTCTGAGTTCAAGAATGCGCTGGCGAATCGAATCAAGCTGTGACGGGTCAGCCTCTTCGATCTTTTTCATTGCAGGCTTGAATACACCTGTAGGGTGCAGCTTCTGCACAATTTTGCGTCGCTTGGGCGGGGTCCATTCGCAGCTGATTTCTGCGTCAATCTCAGGGCTCCCATAGATGCGAATGCAGGGTTCATTTTTGCGAAGAGGGTGGGGCATGACCTGATTGGTCGCGTAAAAAGTGACGCGCTTCCCAGGCCACAAAGCCACATCGTTACCCAGAAGCTTGATCAATGGAATGGCATTGATTTTGGCCAATGTCAGTTCAGGGTTGATTTCCTGAAACGACATGATCGTCTGCAGCTTGGGCTCCTGATCGTCGAAGGTCACTTCGGCTGTGCGAACACCCTTTACAGTCAGCGTCATGCGGCCAGAAGCTGGAAACATAAATGCCTTGAGCCAAGGCTCATTCATTAAGTCACCTACGAACTCCATCAGACTCCCTCCAGCAGATCAGAAACGTCAGTGTCATTCGCTGGATCATCAACCTGGAACCAGCGTGGAGCTTCCATGGTATTGATGCCCCACGATGGCCATTCATTGGTGCCACGGCAGGCTTTGATGCCTGCGATGGCATCGTTGCGACGCTGACGACCAACCTCTAGTAGCTCATCGCTAATGATGTTCACCGAATAGTTGAACGGATAAGCCCACTCGTAAGCCAG